TTGAGCATTTCGCGGATTATCCGCGTATTTAATAAAGTCTAAGTGAGATCGGAATTGATTACGGACTTTTTCTGGGAGTTCTGCATATGCTTGTTTAGAGTAGTAAACATGGTTTTTTGCATCTTGCAAAGATGGTTCTGACGCGAAATCATGTCCCATGATTTCTTGTCTATATTGGTCACGGGCTGCAAGGTAGGCAGCGAGTTCATCGGGTTGGTATTTTTCGATTAGATAGTTGAGGTTTGTTAGATGAGCTGTGTGCTGCTCCGCTAGTGTCGGGCAGTTTTTGTAATCGGTCCTACGGCGAACGGTGCCATTGGGACGTATCTCCTCGGTCACGATCACCTCGTTAAGTTGGCCGAGAGGGATTTGTTCCATCTCGCCAGTTTCGAAGTTCAATTTTTCATTTTGTGGAACGTTCGGGGTTTTATTTAGCTTTTTCATTAATAAGGGCTTCCCATTCTGATGTTTGGTTGATTCATTCCAGGCGGATTGAGCGGGTTGTACTTTTTTCGCGGCATGTTTTGTTCTTTAAAGACCGGCTGGTCTAATTTTTTAAAAACATCTGTGCCGAGAAATTTCGTACCGATACCGCCTTTGGTCGCGAGCGTATTTACTTTGTCAAGTTCGGAAGACGTAAGATTCTTCGCAATAGTTGAATTAGTGAGGGCAGTATTATTGGCAGTATTTTGCGTTTCATTAAGAACTCTCTGTCCATCGAGTTGGTTTTTTTGTTGTGCAAGTTTGAGATTCGCGACTTCCATTACTCCAGGCATGGAGATGGTAGGCGGAGTCATTGTTGCGCCTTGTGGTGTCGAGGCTCCTTGGCCGCCAGCGGAGAGAATAGGATTGAGGCCAGCGGCCTTTAGATCCTTTACTTCCCGCTGGTGGGCGGAGCCGGACATGTTGTATTCCCAGTCACGCTGCTGGTTGGCAGCGCGACGATTGTAATGATCTTGAGCGACGGTTCCAATTAAGGAACCGACGCCTCCAGCGACTTCGGCCCAACCGAATCCCATTATAACCTCTTAAGGCCCGGCACAGAGAACATAGGCAATGTTCGTGCGAGGGTTCCTGTTGCGTAGGTGTTTAATTGCACAGGATCGGCCGTAGCAGCGCTTACGGCAATGTTGCGGCTGATAGGCGTGTCGGATTGGATCCAAGCGCTTCCAAGGGTCGGGAGCGACGTATAATCGTCGGCCATGTGACGGGAATCTAGAGAAGTTGCATAGTTTGAGCGCATTTCGGCAGAAACGTAGTTCATGCCGTAGCGAAGCTCGTAACCATATTCTTGGAAACCGGCGGTCTGGTTATCGGCTGATGTGCCTTGAATGTACCATTCTTTGTTGAGGACTGCGACCTCACCGAGATTCGCGAACTCAGGCTGGTACCAGTCAAAGCGTGTTCTATAAGAAAGCTCTTTAAGTAATCCGTCCTGGTATGTGACGTTACTGCGTAAAGAAATTAATATCATGAACACGCCGTGTTCCACGAACGAATGGGTAACAGGCATAGCGCTCATAGCGTCAGAGAATTGAGTAAGGCCCGCTTGATAGTTAGAACCAGTCGTTGCAGAAGTTTGCGGCACAAGATGGCCGTCGAATGTAAAAGTTTGGCCGCCGAGATACTCTGGGCGCTGAAGACGGAAGTCTGGAACAGTAACACCCCATCGGTGTTGAATGCTTTCGACGTCGCGAGTACCGCCGCGGGCATCCGCTTCAAGAAGATGTTGGACCGCGTATGATTGACGAACTTGGTTAAGAGTTGCTGCTACTGCAGTTGAAAGATCTGCAATTAGCCCTGAAACTCCGGATGTAACGACGCCGACGGTTTTCGAGTTTTGATTGAGAGGTGCGCCTGAAGTAGCCGTATTAACGTTCTGATTGTAGCTTCCGGTGTATGCGTTAAGCGTTCCCCCTGATGACTGAGTTCCAAGTCCAAAAGTGTCCGATCCAGTAATAGTAAGACCAAGCGCTTTTCCATTACCGTAAACTGGAGCTGAAGTCCCAAGCGGAAGACTAACTGGCGTGCCTTTTTGAGCGGCAGTAAGCATCGAGGAAAATCGGTCGTGGCGGCGGCCTCGCTTAAGAAGTTGATAATTTGTTGGATTGTCAGGCCCGTTTCCGAGGTCAACTGTGACTGGGTTTTGCAAGTTTTCATCTCTGTAATTCTCATTCCATATAAGGTTGTAAGATCTGCCAAGGTAGTTGTTTATGTGTTCAGTATTGGCTGAAAGATTTACTTTCGTTGGGAAGCCAAAGTAGTCGTAAAGGCTTTTAGATGTAAAGCCGCCTGCCCCGAGAACCGAAAGATCGATCTTCGGTGTGGTTAGGGCTGAGTTGTCTTGAGATGGGCCAGCTGGTTGGGCATTGAATTGAAAGCGTGCCCAGTCAGTTTGTAAAAGGCGCATTGGTGTAAACCAAGCGTGGATATCAAAATAAAGATCGTCATAAAGAGGAGCGATCTGTGTTTGGAGCCGGGCCATAACTTTTAAGGCCATAGAGACGGTATCACCAGGATACATATACTTCCAGTACAGAGGATAAAGTTTGTCGAACTGGATAGTTGTTACGTGTTTTTGGGCGATAGAGAATGCGTTACGCGAGCGTGAGATGGTAGGAACGCTTGCGTAATGGGCGTTCGCACCCGTGTCGGTCTTAAGATGCATTTAAAACATTTCCTTCGTAGTTTTACGTTGTAAATCGTATAGATTGTTGCTGTTTGATTTGATGAAATCGGGATCTTCAAGTGTTGTCAAGTATTGGTCTAGTGTGGCGGACCATTTTGTTTCCAGATCAGTAACGCGAAGGTCCTTGTGCATTTTGAACATTGGCCACAAGTCTCCCATATCAGGGTTCGCTTCAGTATCTGTAGAGAAAGGCGTGTACACTCGATCTCGGATCTTCGAATCGTAGAAATAACTTCGGTCATTGAACCAGGCCCAGTTTTTGTGGGCAAGTTTTTGAAAGTAACGTGGAACAGGCAGCTTGGACCCGTTGAATGGGATGTAGCCCAGCCGTAAGATTTGGTCGTAGTGCTTTTCAAAATACGGTTTGCCGATTCCCGAATGCTTAGAGTGAGAGCGTTTTCCATTTGTTATGTTTCCATTTTTAAAGTCTTTTTGAGAATACTGCGCTTGATACATGGCGCTCGCTTCTGAGACATCGCCGATCGTATTAAAACCGAACGGCCAAAGTCTCTCTAGCGTTTTAGACGTATATAGCGAGTTTCCATTTTTGATTGTGTAGATTTCTTTATCAGAAAAGTTAAAATTAAAGACAATGAGGTGCCAATGCTTTTTTCCATTTTTCCCAAACTCATGGACGTTGAAGACAGAAATTTTCCGATTATATTTGCGCTCCACATACTGTCGAAGTTTCTTTTTAAACTTCTGGATATGTGAATAATCGAGTTCGTTTTGGTATCCGGGTTTTTTTTCGTCGTAGGTTAGCGTGAGGAAGCAATTCTCATTATAGAGACTTGCATGGAGGACACACCTGGCTGCAAGTTCGTAAGAGCGTTTTTTTCTGCACGTTAAGCAGCGACCGCAATCGAATACGATGTGCGACGTGGGTATGCCATGGATCGATTTCACGGCTACTGAGAAATTTCTAAATTTCCGGTTGCCAGTCCCGTCGATGTAACATAAGACTGGATCTGCACATTTCATTTCGTTGCTCCGTTATAGGGCCCCTTCCCGGGGGCCCATTTTTTTATTTTCTGATTCCGCCACGCATTACCGACTTAATTGTGTTAGCCGGATGAGGGGCAGTTGTTTTTCTGAATACCCGTTTGTCCTTCGATTTCGGAAGTGATCTGCGACGCATTATAAGCTCCTTTTTGCCTAAAGTGTGTCAGTGGGCATTGTAGCTATCAAGTAGAATTACAATGCCCTTGGACCTTTCTTGAGGTCTACCGCAGTGCGTATATCGTGAAGATTCACGATATGTTCTGGCAAGCAGCCGACCAAAGTTCCGCTTTTCATGTCGTAACGACCGACGCGGAAAACTTTGTAGTCTTCGGAATTAATGTAAAATTGGTTGACTTCGTCAGCGTTAGGTTTCTTGAAAGCTGTTTCAAAGTCGCGGATACAGACCGCTGCATTAGGACAAGGGAACGGTTCTTTATAAGCGTTCACCTTAGAATCGTGAACTGAGAAGAACTCGAGGTCACTTGGGCTGTTTTGATTTTCCATTTTTTTTCTCCTGTTGTTTTTGGCGATAGCGTTTAGTTGCTTCGCGTTGTTTAAATTTGCGAATGATTTCTTTTTCATGCATAGCGAGCCATTCTGGCGTTGTCATTACATTTTTCATTCGTGTGTAATATGACAGTGATATGACGTTTGTCAATTTTTTTTTGTTAGGGGACCCTTGCTTGCAAAACCCTAACAAAAGGAAAAATATGACAAAAGAGCAATTAGATTACTACATACAAGAGTTGGAAAAGATCGCTGAATGTCTGGAGAGCGAACATAGTGTCGAATATAAAGCAGCGTATCTTAAATATTTAAGAATACTAATTGAACAAATGGGCACGGTGCCGTAGCCGCTCCGCCCTTCGGGCGCGGATTGTTTGATTTTTATTGTTAGAAGATTTGTGTAGTTAGGGAGCAGCTGCGCGCTCCCTAACACCCTCATGCTCGGATTCGTGCCGGCCTATGAGCGATAGGCCCGGCGACCTGATTAGCTCAGGGGATAGAGGATTTTGGTGAGCATTGTGTACTCTCACCATGGTTGAAGGAATAGAGATAGATAATAGAAGAGGCGACAAGCGCCTAAGAGACGCACGCGCACGTGGGACACGCGCACGCGCGGAGTGATTAGGATTTAGTGTCTGATTGTTGATTATCAGTTTTTGGTGTTTCACCCGGAGGGTGGATTTTAGCTGTCATGACCAGTGGTTGGTCAGAAATAAGGATGTTTTGAAGTTGCTCGCTCGTAACGATACCGTTATCGACGAGGAGTTGAGCATTTCGCGGATTATCCGCGTAT